CTTGTTTGTTTTATTTTTATGGAGCCAGTCAATCTTTGCCGCATGATATAAGATTCTATGATGGAACTACGCACCAAAATATTGACACTTATGCTTTATTCGGGCAAGATTTAAGTTACCAAAACACGAAATATAGCTTAAACTTCGGAGCTGACAATTCAATAATTCATTTAGAAACTATAAACAACGGATTATACGCTACGTATTATTTTCCTTACCTAAGTAATTTATTCGATTTAAAGCAGCGTTTAATTAGCGTTAAGACGATACTACCAATTAGCTTATTAACAGAGCTTAGATTGAATGATAGAGTTATTATACGAGACAAAAGGTATATTATAAACGAAATGAAAAGTAACCTAACAACTGGTGAAGTAAATTTCAGTTTATATTTAGACTTCAGACCTTTAATTGCTCAAGACCCAATTAACCCTGACCCTAACGCCCAATGTTTAGATGTTAATATACCTTTTCCAAATGGCGTAGTTAGTGCAACGATTACTTCAAGTACTGTTGGCGTTACAATTACTCCAAGCACAATTACAGAAAATCAGTTAGTAAGAAACTGGGTTAAATTTAATTACGGAAGAAAGCTCGGTACAAGTAATAGAATTAGACGTTACTTATACGTATGCTAATGGCTCAATTGGATATACAACAATAATAATAGCTCAAGAATGATATTACAGATATTAGAACTTTTAAAAACCGATGATTTCTTTAATGTAAGTGAGATTGTCGACATAGCTAAAGGAAAACACGAATACACTTCGAACCTAAAAAAGATTTATAAACAGCAGAAACGAAAGTACAATGGCAGAAAAAAGAACGATTGAGTTAGAAATACAAGACAATAGTCAAACACTCAAACAACAATATAAAGAGGCTGTTCAGGAATTACAAAAAGTTTCCGCTCAATACGGCGAAACATCTGAACAAGCTGTAAAAGCCGCAAAAGCTGCTGCGGAATTAAAAGACCAAATCGGATTCTCAAAAGATTTAGTAGATTCATTTAACCCTGATGCTAAATTCAGTGCGTTGACACGTTCTATTGGCGGTGTTTTAGATGGTTTTCAAGCGTTTGAAGGTGCTTTAGGGCTTGTTGGTGTTGAAGGTGAGGCAGTACAAGAAACTTTACTTAAGGTTCAATCTGCTATGGCTGTTTCTCAAGGTGTTCAGGGTTTAATGGAAGCTAAAGATTCTTTTAAACAATTAGGAACGGTAGCTGCAACTGCATTAAAAGGGATTAGAACTGGATTAGCGGCAACTGGTATAGGAATATTTTTAGTTGCGTTAGGTACTGTAGTCGCTTATTGGGACGAAATTAAAGAGGCTGTAAGTGGTGTAAGCGCTGAACAAAAAGCGTTAAATGAAAGAACTCAAAAAGATTTAATAGCAGCTGAAGCTAAAGTAGACGCATTAAATAAACAAGATAACATTTTAAAGCTTCAGGGTAAAACTGAAAGGCAAATACTACAATACAAAATAACGGAATTAGATACCGCTATTAAAATTGCAGAAACTAATTTAACAAATGCAAAAGCAACTGCTAAAGCTCAATTTGAAACAGCGAAAAGAAATAGAGATATTTTAGTTGGTATTTTAGATTTCTTAAATGCGCCAATAAAAAGAATATTAGAGACTGTTGATAAAATAGCCAAGTTTGCAGGTCAAGATACTGGACTATCTAAATGGTTCGAAACTTTAGAAAAAGCAGGTAAAAAGCAAATTGATATGTTTATGTTAGGCGATAGCATTGAAGAAGGGTTAGCGTCTATTAAAACTGCTGAAGACAAATTAGTAGAATTAAAAAACACACAGGCTGGTTATGTTTTAGCAATTCAACAAATTGACAAACAAGCGCACGAAAAAGTTATCAATGATTCTAAGAAACAAGGAAAAGAAATAATTGATTTAGAAAAACAAATTCAAGATGAAAAGCTAAAACTTGTAGAAGATGAGAATGCAAAGGCTCAAATGTTGGCTATTGCGGCTGCTGAAGAACGAATTAAAGAAGTAGAAAAAACAACTGCTGATGAAAAGCAAAAAGCTGAATTAATTAAATTGATTAGAGAAAATCTAAATAATGAACTTGATGCTTTAGATGAAGAATATTATGCAAAACAAAATGCCGCAAAGGCGGAAGCTGATAAATTAAGAATTGAACAAGAAAACGCATATTTAGACCAAATAGAACAAATACAAGAATTAAACTTTCAAAATAGTTTAACTGAACAACAAAGAGAAATACAAGCTGTAAATGATAAATATTTTGCGTTAGAAACGGCAGCGCAAGGTAATGCCGAACAAATGGCAATTATCGAAGAAGCAAAGAATGCAGAAATAGATAAAATAAATGCAACTTACGAACAAAAAGAAGCCGAACGCAGAAAGAAAAATAGAGATTTTGCGATTGAAATGGCTTTATCAAGTTTAAGTACAATTTCTAATTTAACAGAATTATTTGGTAAGAAAAATGAGAAAGCTGCTAAACGTGCATTTCAAGTTAACAAGGCTGCTCAATTAGCAAGTGCTGTTATATCAACTTATCAAAGTGCTACGAGTGCCTATGCTTCGCAATTTGTTCCGCCAGACCCAACTTCTCCAGTTCGTGGTGCTATTGCCGCAGGTGTTGCCGTAGCAGCAGGATTATCGAACGTAGCTAAAATTGCTTCTCAAAAGTTTGAAGGCGGTGGTTCTTCAGGCGGTGGTGGTGGTTCATCTGCTGGTTCAGGTGGTGGTGGTCCACAAATGGCTGCACCTCAATTTAACACAATTGGAACAAGCGGAATAAATCAATTAGCAACGTTACAGCAACAACCTACTAAGGCGTATGTAGTTAGTGGTGAGGTTACTTCGGCTCAAAGTTTAGATAGAAATAGGTTACAAAACGCAACATTATAAGTTAGATAGTTATGGCAAAGATGGAAATCGAAAGCGGTATCAATGCGGTTTCAGTTGTTGAAAGCCCAGCAATAGAAGAAAACTTTGTAGCCTTAAAAAAACACGAAGTAGAACTTAAAGAAGTTGATGGTGAGAAGCGTATCTTAATGGGTGCGGCTTTAATTCCTAACAAACAGATTTACCGCAAAAACGGAGACAAAGAGTTCTATATTTATTTTAGTGAGGAAACGGTACGCAAAGCTTCGGAGTTATTTTTAATGAGAGCAAACCAAAACAACGCAACGTTAGAACATGAAAAGAAAATGTTAGACGGAATGAGTGTTGTTGAGAGTTGGATTATAGAGGACGAAAAGACGGATAAAAGCCGATTATATAACTTCAATTTACCAAAAGGAACTTGGATGATTTCCATGAAAGTAAATAACGACGAGATTTGGAATAAGGTAAAAGCAGGTGAGGTAAAAGGATTCAGCATTGAAGGTTATTTTGTAGATAAATATGAAATGAGTTTACAAGAAACCGAAGAACAAGAAATAATTGAAAAATTAAAAGACTTAATAAATAAATATGAAAACAATGAATAACATTTTAAAAATGATTTCAAAGATGGAATCAAACGCTAACGAGGTTAAGTTAGCACAGCATGAAGTAGAATTAGGATTAGTTGATGACTTAAAAGCAGAGATTAATAAAAACCTTCCAAACGTATTAAATTCAATAAACGAATTATATGCTGATGCAAATAAATTAAAAACAGTTTTTGAAAGTGCTTTAAAACAAAAATCTGATATTGAAAAGAGATACGAAGCAAATAAAAAATTATCTGCTGATACAATAGGAAAGTTAAATAATCAATTTGATGCTATAAAAAAACTAAGCAAAGAATTAGGAATTGATGTTGCAACTATACCTGCATACAAAGAATATTTAAACTCAAGAAAACAATTAGAAGATACAAGAGATAAAATACAATCGGCTTGGAATTTAGTAGCTAATTTTTAAAACAAATAACAATGGCAGAAAGAACATTAAGTAAAGTAAGCCCACGAGGTGGCAAAAGAGGTTGTCTATGTAAAGACGGAAAATACCGAAAAGAATGTTGCGATGGAAGTTTAGAAGCTCAAGGAATCGGTAAAACTACAGGCACAGGAACAGACGTAGTAAATATAACCGATAACAACGGAGTAAGAACTATCGTTCGTCAAAACGGATAAAAAAGGAACAAGTATAAATTCAAAAGTTAATAAGTTATGAATACACTAAAAACAGTTTACGGAAAGTTGTTTAAAGAAGAAACTCAATTAGCTTCGCATGAGGTTGAATTAGCAACTGCAATAGATGATTATTATAAAAAATTAACTACAACTGTTGGAAATAAAATTACTGAATATGAAAATTTACTTCAACAAGTTATTAAAGCAAAAGATTTATTAAAAAAAACTTACGATAAAGTAAATAAAGAGGGTGATTTATTATATGCTGATTATGATAAAAAAGCTCGAGAATTAGGAATTGCCATGAATGATATTCCAAATTTTAAAAAAATGTGGGATGCAAAAACATTTATAAGTGATTCGTATTATTCCGCAATAGAAAAACAACTTAAATAAACAAAAATGAAAAATAGCCTAATAAACCAAATCAAAACTTTGCTCGGAATGGAAGTAAAACTTGAGCAAATGAAATTAGCTGACGGAGTAACTATCTTAGAAGCTGACTCATTCGAAGCAGGAAACGAAGTTTTTATCGTAACAGAAGATGAACAAAAAATTCCTTTGCCAGTAGGTGAGTATGAGTTCGAAAATGGACGTATGTTAATCGTCGTAGAAGAAGGTCTTATTTCTGAGGTTAAAGAAAAAGAAATGGAAGAGCCTGAGGTTGAAGTAGAAATTGAAACCGAGAAAAAAGAAGAAATGGAAACTGAAAAACCAACTGCTAAGAAAACTATCGAATCAGTAGTTAAAGAAACGTTCTTTTCTGAAATAGAAAAACTAAAAGAAGAAAACGAAACTTTAAAAGCTGAATTAAGCAAATTAAAAGAGGTTAAAGAAGAAGTAACACTTTCATCTGATGAGGAAGTTAAACCAATTTCTTTCAACCCTGAAAACGAAAACAAAGTTGAGACTGTAAGAATCGCGTCTAAAAGAGAGCGTTCAATTATGGATTCAATCTTAGAAAAACTAAACAAGTAATTATTAATATTTAAATAAAAAACAAATGCCAACAACAACTTCAATTACAACTACTTACGCTGGTGAATTCGCAGGTAAGTATATTGCGGCGGCTTTATTGTCGTCTCCAACTTTAGAGAAAGGCGGAATTACTATCATGCCTAACGTTAAGTATAAGCAAGTTATCAAAAGAGTAGCTACTGACGGAATCGTTAAAAACGCTACTTGTGATTTTGACCCAACTTCAACTTTGACTTTAACAGAGCGAGTTCTTCAACCTGAGTATTTCCAAGTTAACCTACAATTATGTAAGTCTGACTTCCGTTCAGATTGGGACGCTATCCAAATGGGATATTCTGCGTTTGACGTATTGCCTAAATCATTTGCTGATTTCTTAATCGCACACGCTGCTGAGAAAGTTGCTCAACAAATGGAATTAGTTATATGGGATGGTAACAACGCTTCTGCTGGTGAGTTTTCAGGAATCATGCGTCAATTAGACGTAGACGCTTCTTTACCTGCAGGACAAAAAATCGCTGGAACTTCTATTACAGCTGCTAACGTTATCGCTGAGTTAGGTTCAATGATTGACGCTTTACCTGCTGCATTGTACGGAAAAGAAGATTTGACTCTTTATGTTTCTTCTAACGTTTATCGTGCTTATATCCGTGCTTTAGGTGGTTTTGCTGCTTCAGGTGTAGGTGCTAATGGTTATGACAACAAAGGAACTAACCAAGTATTGAATGACATCTATTTTGATGGTGTTAAAGTATTCTTGGCTCCTGGTCTTGCTTCTAACACAGCGTTACTTGCTCAAAAATCTAACTTGTACTTTGCAACTGGATTGATGAACGATATGAACGAGGTTAAAGTATTGGATATGGCTGACCTTGATGGTTCTCAAAACGTACGTGTTATCATGCGTTTTTCAGCTGATGCTAAGTATGGTTTTGCTTCTGACGTTGTAACTTACGGAATCTAATCAAACAACAATTATAACGAGGGTGGTGAAATAAACGCCACCCTTTTTTGTTTAACATTAAAAAAATAATAAAATGAGCTGCGACATAGCAAACGGAAGATTAGAAGCCTGTAAAGACGCGATTTCAGGACTTCTAAACATTTACTTC